GTTGAACGCAGGTTCGATGGCATATTTGACAAACAGCAAAGTGAAATCTCACTTGGCTCAGACTGCCAAAGTGTCTAGCACCGATAGCGTTCAAATCCTGAACGACCCTTGGTCGAGCCTCTATGGTTACAACATGGCCGTCACAAACAACGTGCCGTCCAACCTGACCAAAGGCACAGGAACTGACCTGTCGGCTCTGATTATGGGCGATTTCAGCCAGCTAATCATCGGCATGTTCAGCTCTGCTGACGTTCTTGTTGACCCTTACACAAACAGCGCAACTGGTGCCGTTCGTGTTCGCGTAATGCAAGAGATGGACTTGGGCATTCGTAACGCACAGTCGTTCGCTGCCATCTCGGACATCGACGCCTAATTGAGTGGGGGGCGGGTCAGTCCTGTCCCCCATTTCTTTTTTTATTACGGAGAAAACAATGGCCGAACAAAAAGTTAAAATTGAAATTACATCTGGTGTTGGCATCGCAGGCGTTGCATACGCAAAAGGCGATGTGGTCGAAGTTTCTCAAAAAGACGCGGTGCAGCTTATTGCAATGCGTCGAGCTAAGGGCTACGAAGCCCCAAAGGTTGACCGCTCGGTCGGCCTAAACACAGAAGACGCTGCGCCGTTGATGAAGCGCACTCGCAAAACGAAAGCCAAGTAAATGGCAGTCGAAACCGCCACAGAATTGGCAGTCTTTTTTGAGACCGACGACTTTGCGGTCACGGCCAGCTATACGCCATCGGGCGGTGCGGCGGCTGATGTAAAAGGCATCTTTGACAAAGAATATCTTGAACTTGATAGTGGCGGCACTGTAGCTTTTGCAGTTAACCAGCCACGCTTTCAGTGCGCCACATCTGACGTAGCTAACGCAGCCGAGGGTGATGCTATCACCATCTCAGGCACTAGCTATGTCGTGCGTGTTGTCCAAGACGATGGCACAGGCGTCACCACATTGGTAATCGAGGCTCAATAATGGCACACGTTCGCAAGACCATCCGCGACAACATCACGACAACCCTGACCGGGTTGACGACGACTGGTTCGAATGTTTACCAGACGCGCTTTTATCCTTTGGCCGAAGCGAAACTCGCTGGCCTTTGCATATACACCAACAGCGAAAGCACTGAAACCAGCACGATAACAATTCCTCGCACGCAGTTGCGGACGCTTGAGGTTATGGTCGAGGCTTATGTCAAAGGCACAATAAACATCGACAACACCCTCGACACGATTGCGGTGGAAGTCGAAGAAGCACTGGCCGCAGACGTTACGAGGGGCGGCAACGCTAAAGACACGAAAATCACAGCATTCGAAGCGTCTTATTCAGGCGATGGCGACCAACCAGTTGGCGTTGGGCGTTTTACTATCGAGGTAATGTATGCTACACTCGAAAACGATATTGAAACTGCAAGGTGACGAGCATGGAAAAGCGTGTTAAGTTATACAAAGACGGCGAGACAATGGAAGTCTGGTCTGGTAAAATTGAACGCCTAGCTGAAGTCGGCTGGTCGGAAGAAAAGCCAAAGGCGAAGGCTAAAAAAACGCCAAAAACTGAAGTTGCAACCAAACCGAATGAGGCATAAATCATGGCAACACATACAGGCTCTGAGGGAACAATCCTCGTAGGCACAGACCCAATCGCGGAAATCCGTTCGTTCTCTTTGGAAAGCACTTCTGAAGTAATCGAAGATTCAAGCATGGGCGACACAGACCGCACGTTTAAAGCTGGTCTGAAAAGTTTTACTGGCTCTGTCGAAGTATTTTGGGACGAAACTGACGCTGCTCAGATTGCTCTCGAAGTTGGCGCATCGGTAACTTTGAAAGTTTACCCAGAAGGCAACACAGCAGGCGACAAGTATTACGAAGGCACTGTCATCGTAACTGGCCTAACAGTCACATCGTCGTTTGACGGTATGGTTGAAGCTGCCATCTCGGTTCAAGGCACTGGCGCACTGACACTTTCGACAGTAGCTTAACACTTAACAGACAGGGGGTGGCACTATGTCTTCATTTGGCGAGCGCATTAGCGCGAACACTAAGCAAAACACAATCCGCGTTGAGGTTGCTGAGTGGGGTGACGAAAACGAGCCTATGGTTCTTTTCGCCACGCCGCTTAACGCTGGCGAATTTACACGCCTGCAAAAGAAGCACCCAAACTTTCTGAATAACATGACGGTCGAGGGGCTGATTGATATGTTAATCATGAAAGCCATGGACGGTGAAGGCAATAAGGCGTTTGACCTTGGCGACAAGCCAGTGCTTATGCGCCAGCCTGTCGGCCTTATCAGCAACGTAGCTGGTCAGCTTATGGGTGACGTGGCGAGTGTCGAAGAAGCAAAAAAGGACTAGGCGATGACCCCGACCGCTTTGTGGTCATCGCATTAGCCGACCGTCTAGGTAAGACCATTGGCGAAATTGAAGAAATACCCTATACTGAGTTAATCGAGTGGGTAGCATATTTGGAAGTTTTAGCGGATGGCCGACCAAAATCTTAGAGTAAATATCACAGCCTTTGACAAGACGCAGCGTGCTTTTGCGTCTGTTCGGGCTGGGCTTGGCCGCGTAAAGAAAGCGGTGTTCAACGTAAAAACAGCAGTTGCGGGTCTTGCTGGGGCTGCTGGTTTTGGCCTGTTTATCAAAAGCACTATTGAAACGAACCGCAAGTTTCAATCATTAGAAGCAAGTCTGAAAACCTTTCTTGGCAGTAGTAAAAAGGCCGCTGGTGCGTTTGATGTTTTGCAGCAATTTGCATCGAAAACACCATTTAGCTTGCAAGAGGTTGTGGGCGGCTTTAATAGGCTCATCTCTGTTGGTCTTAACCCTTCAATCGCTGCGCTTGAAGCGTTTGGCAACATCGCAAGCGGCACAGGCAAAACTCTTGAGCAGTTCGTGGAGGCTGCTGCCGATGCTGCTGTTGGTGAGTTTGAACGCCTGAAAGAGTTTGGCATCAAGGCTCGTAGTGAAGGCGACAAGGTTGTCTTTACTTTTAAAGGTGTTGAGACAGAAATCAAAAAAAATGCCGCGTCGATTGAAGGTTACCTGAAGACGCTGGGGCAAACAGAGTTTGCTGGCGCGACAGCGGAGCAAGCCAACACCCTCAATGGCGCATTTTCAAATCTTGGTGATACCTTTGATAAATTCCAAGTCCAAGTCGGCAAGTCGGGTCTGAATGAAAGCATTAACAAGTTCGCACGGGCGTTGTCGAATGTCGTCGCAAACAGCCCCGAAGTGGCCACAGCTATCGGCGAAAAGTTGGGCGGTGCTGTTAATAAACTGACTGGCATACTTGAGCAAGGTTCTGGTGGCATAAAAGCCTTCGCCTTTAACATGGCATCGCAAATCACTGAAGCCGCTCTTGGTGCGGTCACTGTATTAAAATCGTTTACGGACGCCTTGGCTAAATTGCCGGGCGTTGCAAAAATTGACTTTAGCGAAACTATATTTGGCTTGGCCGAGATGGTTGAGAAATTTAAGTCCGCTGCGAAAGAGGCGGGTGCTGAAGATGGTCTTGCTAAAAGCGTTGAAGACCTCGACAAATCTTTAAATAAAGTTTTAAAAACCGTTGAAAAAACAAAAAGAACACTCGGCGACACTTTTGGGTTTACAAAAGACGCGGCGGAAAAAACTGGAGATGTTATCGGCGAAAGTTTTGGCAGCGCGTTCACAAAACTAAGCGAGGGCACTTTAACTGCTAAAGAAGCATTCAAGTCCATGGCTCAAGATATCGTCAAAAAACTTTATGAAATTTTTGTTGTTGAACGACTGGTGAAATCAATTTCCAGCACATTTACCAAAAGTTTTACACCCAGCACACCCGCCCCTAAAAAAGCCATCGGCGGGTCAGTTCAACGCGGCGTGCCGACACTTGTTGGCGAACGCGGCGCAGAATTATTCGTGCCAGCTTCGTCTGGGTCTATTGTTCCGAACAAGGAAATGGGCGGCGGCGGCGTCACTGTAAACCAAACTATCAATGTCAGCACGGGTGTCGCGCAGACTGTTCGTGCCGAGATGGTTCAACTGTTGCCACAAGTCGTCAATGCTGCCAAAGCTGGCGTCCTCGACGCTAAAAAGCGTGGCGGCGCATACGGGAGCGCATTTTAAATGGCTATTACATACCCACTGGCTTTACCAACTATCAAGGGCATCCGCTCTATACGTCTGGTCGCCAAAAACTCGGTCGGCGTAAACACAAGCCCTTTCACATTTTCGCAGCAGGTCTATAAGCACCAAGGACAAATCTGGCAAGCGGAGGCGTCTTTGCCACCAATGACACGCGCTGAGGCCGAGGAATGGTTCTCGTTCTTGGTTAAGCTGAACGGTCAATATGGCACGTTCTTGCTAGGCGACCCACACGCAGCACCACGCGGTTCGGCAGCATCAACGCCCGGAACGCCAGTTGTTAACGGTGCAAGCCAAGTAGGTTCGACCCTAGCGGTTGACGGATTGCCAGCTAGTGCCACAGGCTACCTAAAAGCTGGCGATTATATCCAGTTAGGCTCTGGCGCAACGGCTCGTTTACACAAGGTTCTAAACGATGTTGACACAAACGGGTCGGGCGAAGCCACGCTGGACATCTGGCCTGACTTGCGTTCATCGCCTGACGACGACAGCGCGGTCGTGGTTACAGATGCGGTTGGAAACTTTCG